AGATGCTGATTGAAAATATCAGCGCCGCCGAGAAAGCAATGATGCGCAATACAGTTCGTATTGAGTCCATCGTTGGCACGCTTGCGACGGTAGGAAAAATATTTGCTGATACAGCCTACCGCAAGGCCGCCACTGATAAGGTGTCTCTGGAGGCTGATCGTCTTCGCCGTGATGCAGGTATTGATGATGGCAATGGAGAGCGTGACCTCAATGACTTCTACTCTGACATCCAAACCGACGCTGAATCCGGCTTTACGTAGTTTCTGGACTATGCGGGCACGTAACAAAGTGCTTTATGGTGGTCGGTCATCGTCAAAATCATGGGATGCCGCTGGCATTGCCATATTTCTGTCGAATAAATACACCCTGCGTTTTTGTTGTGCCCGTCAGATCCAGAATAAAATCGAAGAGTCGGTGTATACCCTGCTCAAAATTCAGATAGACAGGTTTGGTCTGCGGCACCGTTTCCGTATTCTGAACAACAAAATCATAAACCGGGTTACTGGCTCGGAATTTGTTTTTTATGGATTATGGCGCAACATCGAAGAAATTAAGTCACTGGAGGGGATCGATGTGTTGTGGCTGGAAGAAGCCCACGCACTGACGGAATACCAGTGGAAAATTCTGGAGCCAACGATCCGTAAAGAGGGTTCGGAATGCTGGTTCATATTCAACCCCGGACTTGTTACTGATTTCGTCTGGCGCAACTTCGTTGTTGATCCGCCCGAAGGCACTCTCATCCGCAAAATTAACTATGACGAAAATCCGTTTCTGTCTGACACCATGCTTAAGGTTATCGACGCGGCGCGACGCCGTGATCCGGATGGTTTTAAACATGTGTATGAGGGCGTTCCGGAGTCTGATGATGATGCGGCAATCATCAAACTGTCTTGGATAGAAGCCGCAGTGGATGCGCACAAAACGTTAAATTTCGAACCCAGTGGAAGAAAGCGTATTGGCTTTGACGTGGCTGACAGTGGTACAGATAAGTGCGCTAACGTTTACCGTCACGGATCCGTTGTTTTCTGGGCCGACGAATGGAAGGCCAAAGAAGATGAATTACTGAAGAGCTGCCAGCGTACTTATCAGGCGGCGCTGGAGCGTGAAGCAGATATTGTTTACGACTCTATCGGTGTTGGTGCGTCTGCCGGTGCTAAATTCTCTGAAATTAACGCTGACCGGAAGAGCGAGAACGCATACGCGCGACGTGTGAATTACCAGAGGTTTAACGCCGGTGCTGGTGTGCATGAGCCAGATGACGAGTACAACGGCATCCCCAACAAAGACTTTTTCGCAAATCTTAAGGCTCAGGCATGGTGGCTGGTGGCTGACCGTTTCAGAAATACGTTTAACGCCATTAACAACGGAGAACAGTATCCTGTGGATGAGCTGATCAGCATAGATTCTCGTTGTCCGTTGCTTGAAAAGCTGAAACTGGAACTGACAACACCTCATCGTGATTTCGACCGTAACGGACGTGTGATGGTCGAAAGTAAAAAAGACCTCGCAAAACGCGAGATACCGTCACCAAACGTTGCTGATGCATTCATTATGGCCTTCGCGCCAATCGATACATCGCTGGATATCTGGGAACAGCTGGGGAGACAGGCCTGATGGCACGAAACAAACAAGCCCTGCGGCGAACTGTGCAGGCCACAGCTGATGGTTATGAGAATTTTATTGCCCGCGTAGGGATGCAGACACCTAACCAGCACTCAGCATCCACCTACCGGGCTAATTTCACCAGCCGTAACCGCATGCTGGTGGAATGGTCCTATCGTTCATCTTGGATCATCGGCGAAGCAGTCGATGCTATCCCGGATGATATGACCCGCAAAGGCATTCGCATCACTTCGGAAATTGATGCAAAAGATCGTGGCATTCTCGAATCACAACTGGATGAGTTGCAAATCTGGGATGCGCTGAATGACGTGCTGAAATGGTCGCGCCTCTACGGCGGCGCGGTGGGTTTCATCATGATTGAGGGGCAGGCACCAATGACCCCGCTGCGACCCGAAACCATCGGTAAGGGCAAGTTTAAGGGGATTCTCCCGCTCGACCGCTGGATGGTCGACCCGGCACTGACCCGCCGCATTAAAGATATGGGGCCGGACCTGGGTAAACCTGAGTTTTACGATGTGGTGACCACAGCAACGGGAATTCCTGCCTGGCGCATTCATCACAGTCGCCTGATTCGCTTTGATGGCGTCACGTTGCCATTTCAGCAGAAGATGACCGAGAACGAATGGGGAATGTCGGTTGTAGAGCGTATCTGGGATCGTCTTACCGCGTTCGACAGCGCTACTGTCGGCGCGGCGCAGCTGGTCTACAAGGCGCATTTGCGTACCTACAGCGTGGAGAAGCTACGCGAGCTTATCGCACTTGGTGGTCCTGCGTATGAAGCGTTGCTGAAGAATATCGACCTGATTCGACAGTTCCAGAGTAATGAAGGCATGACGCTCATGGACTCGCGGGATAAGTTTGAAACCCATCAGTACAGCTTCAGTGGTCTGGATGACATCCTTTCGCAGTTTGCAGAACAGATTAGTGGCGCTGTTGGTATCCCACTGGTGCGGTTGTTCGGACAGTCCCCGAAAGGATTTTCTACCGGTGATGCAGACCTTGCCAACTATTACGATCGCATCAGTTCGTTGCAGGAGAGGCGTTTACGTCTTCCGGTGCGGCGGATACTGGACATCATGCATCGTTCGGAACTTGGCAAGCCGCTGCCGGACGATTTCACGTTTGAGTTTAACCCGCTCTGGCAAATGTCTGATGTCGATCGCTCAACGGTGGCGTTAAACACCACCAACGCAATCAGTACGGCGCTGGGTGATGGTCTGATGACACTGAAAGCCGCTATGACTGATTTGCGAGAAAATTCTGACGTAACCGGCATCGGGGCATCCATTACCGACGAGGACATCGAGAATGCCGAAGATGAAGCGCCGCCCGGCATCGGCGAACCTGATGACGAACCGCAGGAGCCGTCAGGCGGAAATCCGGTATCGAACCAGCCTACGCAGGATAGCGAGGGCGGTCGGAGACATCGTAAATGGTCGCTACGATGGTTCAAATGACAGTATCACGGAAATTATTGCGGCGCTGGAGCGTTACAGTGAAATCATCACCCCCTGGGCGACAAAGGTCGCGGAAAACTTTACTGCGGACCTAACCCGGCAGAACGAGAAAGTTTGGCGGCAACACAGCAAGAACATCAGTCGCGAGCTCCGCAATCTTGTGGAAAGCGCTCCTGTGGGCCAGGTGATGCAATCCATCATCGCCGAACAGGTCAAGTACATCAAATCTCTGCCTCTCGAGGCCGCAGACAGGGTGTACGACATCCAGAACAAAGCGATAGAGGCTGTTGTCACCGGTGGTCGGGCGGAGCAGTTTGCTAAAGAGATTGCATCTACCGGCGATGTTGCTAAGTCTAGGGCCGATCTGATTGCCCGAACGGAACTGGGAAGAGCAACGGGCGCGCTGGATATGGCCCGAGCGATAGCTATTGGCTCGGATGGTTATATTTGGCGTACAGCCGATGATGGCGATGTCCGAGATTCCCACGATCACATGAAAGGTAAATTCGTCCGCTGGGATTCACCTCCAACTTTGGACGGCATGACCGGCCACGCGGGCGAGCTGCCAAACTGCCGCTGCTATAAAGAGATCGTGTTTGTTCGCGTTCCATTCGCAATGAAAAGGGCAGCATAACCCATGAAATACTTTTTTGAGACCAGGCTCGGGGAAACCCGATACCGCCTGGCTGACGGCTCGTTGCTGTGCAAAGACGTGCCGATAGGACGAACAGGTAAGCAGCTCTATGGTGCTGATGACCTGCCAAAACTGAAACCCGATAAGTTCGGTGAAATAGTCGTCACGCGTTCTCCTGAGCAGGTATTCCATCCGGCCACGCTTGCCTCATTCGAAGGGATGAGCATCACGATCCTGCATCCTGAAGATGAAAACGGGAATGTGCGGCTGGTAAATCCCGAGAACTGGAAAGAGCTTGCTGTCGGGCACCTCCAGAATGTCCGGCGCGGGACGGGTGAGCAGTCTGATTTGATGCTGGCTGACCTTATCGTCAAAGACGAAAGCGCCATTCAGCTTATCGAAGATGGCCTGCGCGAAGTGTCGTGCGGCTATGACGCGGAGTACGAGCAGACCGAGCCAGGTAAAGCCGAGCAGGTCGATATTACCGGAAACCATGTGGCTCTTGTCCCTAAAGGCAGAGCCGGAAATCGTTGTGCAATTGGAGACAGAGACACAATGGCAAATCAAAAGAAAAGCTGGTGGACCCGCATGCGCACGGCCATCAAAACGGGTGACGCTGACACCATGAACGAACTGGTGGAGTCGGCTCCCGCATCGGTTACAGGAGATGAGGGGGATTTGCCGCAGGGCGTTAATCTCAACATCAACCTGTCCCCGCAGCAACCGCTACCGGACAAAGCACCAGAGATGGGCGGAGGTCCAACCGGCGACAGTGATGATGACCTCAAAACATTACTGAAAGCCCTGCTGGCTAAGCTGGAAGGAAATGCCACGGGCGATAACGATAATAAACCTGACGCTAATCCGACCGGTGACGGCGAGGACGATGAAGAGGAAACCACGATTACTGGTGACTCAGCCTGGCGTGCCGAAGTTATCGTTCCGGGTATCGATCTGAGCCGTAAGATGAAACCGACCGCGTTCAAACGCGAGGTTCTGGCTTCCGCTGACAAAACGCTGGTTCGCCAGATAGTCGGTGATGCACAGCGCCCAAACATGGGCATGACCAGTATCGCTTCCCTGAACAAACAAAACGCTGAATTCTGGGCAAACCGTAAAGGGTAAAAAATGAATAATGTATTTCTGTACCGGATGCCTGTTGGCATTGCCGGGGCTGTTTCTCGCCCGCAGGACTTAACCGTCGAACCGGTGGTCCTTAAATCCGATAACGCCTTTGCTGCCTATGGCCTGGCTGGTAAATACGATGATGACGGTTTTTTCGTGCCGCTGGCAGATGGTGATACCGCAGACAAGGTGAAGGGGATCTACGTGCGCCCTTATCCGACCACTTCGCAGCCGGACATGGTTCGCCAGGTGGGGAGTGGCAAGAACTTCCCGGGCGACGCCATGAAGCGTGGCTACGTGACCGTTAATCTCGGTTCTGATTTTGATGCTAAATAGCTGCGCTTAATACCGCTACACTTTTGCCAGTCCATGTTTGCCTCCGGGGAATGGGCTGACGGTTTCCATAAAATGGCGAACTTTTTTCAACAGTTGCCACATTGAGCGGCACTGATGATTACGCGTTATTGTGTCGTGAAGTGCCTGCCATAGCCGTTCAACATGATTCACCCATGGCGAGTAAACCGGCTGATAAATGACCCTGAACTTCGGGTTCTCCTTCAGCCAGCTCTGTGTTTCCCGGCTTTTGTGGATAATGTAGTTGTCCACGATCAGCGTGATGGTTTTCGCCCGACGGTATGTCGCTTTAAGCCGCTTCAGCAGGCTGATGAACAGCGCCGAACTTTTGCTGTTGCCGCCCACATAGCTGACTTTACCTGTCCCGCTGTGCAGCGCTCCGGCCAGATAATATTTTTCATTCTGTCCCGGCGTGACCACCCGTTTTTGCTGTCCGCGCAGTTGCCAGTCCGCACCGATTTTGGGATGAAGATGGATATCCACTTCATCTTCATAAAAGACCGGATGCTCTGCGCTGCATTCGTCCAGTGCTTTATGGATTGCTGCCATCTTTTCATCTTTATGCGGGTCACGGATACGCAGAGTTGGCGCAGCCCTTCGCCACACAATCCCCGCAGACGGCAACCAGCGGCGAACGGTTCCGGCATTTAACTGGCAACCGGTTATCTCATTGATTTTTATTGCCAGCAGTTCTGTACTCCAGCGTGAACGCTGGTAGCCAAAGTCGCCGGGAGAATGTTTTACCAGCTCACGTAACAGTGTGCAGATATGCTCAAACGGCCAGCGACGGGCACGCCCGGCAGGTAATGATTTCAGTCCCTCAACACCCGACTGCGTGAACCAGTTAATCCAGCGTCCAACAGAGGAACGGGCGCAGCAGAGCGTTCTGGCAACGTCGCTGACACGGTCGCCCCGGTGCAGCATCAGCATGGCAGTCAGTCTGCGGGCATAATTTTTATCGTGTGTTTTATGGATGGCTTTCTGCATCAGGCGTCGTTCGTCACGGGAAATTGGTGCTATGATCGGCATTGCTCAGTCCGGTTGGTGATTTGTTTTGATTTGGCGATTGATCAGATCGCACAATCCGGGCTAAGTTCCCTCAAAGTGATCTACTATTCCGCGCAGCTATTTAGGTAAAGGGGGCAGTTCAGTAAGATGGTTGTGCGCAACCTTAAGTATCTTAAGATTAGAAGGCAGAGATGGAAGAGTTTGCAGTTCGTTGTTCCTAACCTCAAGTTTTTTTAAATTCAAGGGTAATGAAGGCAGTGTGGATAACCTATTATACTCTGCGCTTAGTGATTTGATGGTGTCTGGTAATAACGGCAGATTCTCTAATTGATTTTCGGATACATCCAAAGTTATTAGATAATGTGGTAATGCAGATATATGTGTTAAGAAATTATCTCTTGCAATAAGTTCTTTAATATTTTCAGGTAAATCAGTAAGGATGGTTAATTTATTACAGCTCACATCAAGCTTTTTAATGCAAGCAGGGAGTACAGGTAACGAGGAAAGCGCCAAGGCTCGCAGGTCCAGTTTATGCCCCTTAGAGGTAAGACATGCACGAAGTCTTCTTACCGCCTCAGTACGCTGTTCTTCCGGTAACCCCTGTTTCTCCCAATCATCCCATTCGGACAAATAATGGTTGGGGGATGTAATTGTGCTGATATGTGGAAATAAACAGGATGAAATATTTCTGAGCATATTAATTTCTCGCATATGGATATGGAATTAGATTGTGAATAAATTGTATTTAATGTATCTCTCCTAATGAGGAGGGTGTTTCAGAATATTCGCCATAAGGGAATGAGTGTTATATCATGCTTTCTACCCTGGTAAGTATATTTGCTTTTTTCGTATATTTGGTTCATCTTTT